ATTGAGAACATTGTTGGCGTCACCTTTGGCGAAGGTGAATGCCAAGGCGCATCGATTGTACGTAGAGACGGCGTATTTGCAAGAGTACGCAGTGTTGGAGGTGTCATTGCCGCCGGCAGTGGTCTAGTGGGCGTGGTTAAGTATTACTTTCCGAAGCCTGCACCTAGGACTTTTGCTGGTGATGTTACTGAGGTGGTCAACGTGATAAGAACCAAATTATCTGTCGTCCTTCCCCAGGTGGCACCAACAATACCACGGGATTATGTACAGGAAGTCAGACAACAGCTTCCTTCATGGAAGACCGTAGCCTTAGGTGTTGCGGTTGGTAGTGGATTGGCCGCTTTAGGTCATTATGGATACCGTAAAACAGTTAGTCGTCAACGGGCTCTTGAAGAAACAAAGGTGTGGTTGCAGGAGCGTAATCAGGACGATAATGTTGTCATGGTGCAAGAGGCACATAGGGGTGTGTGGGCTGACGAAGTTTCCGCGGTTGCCTGCAGCAAGGAAGTTGTTGCTGCAGTCAATCTACATTCCTTTGGTAAGGAGCGGACTGTCGAGGGCCTGCACGACTTGTATCGTGTCTTGAGTGCCGACTGGAAAGAGAAGGGCTACAGCCCTGAGCTCCAGCTAGCGCGGAAGGAGATGGCTACAGTGGCGTACTGGTGTGTTCCGGAGAGTGAAATCGCTCTTATGCGGTATGGGACAACCGGGAATGTCAGGCAAGCCAGTGAACGCTATCGTGCTCTGCGTGATAGCGCTCCTCATATGCGTAAGTAGGAACTCCGCCGACCATGCGTGTGTGTGCGTAAGGAAGTGTCAGCCAAACCCGCGGACCCGTCTGCAAAGGTGGGAACTGTTAGTTTTAAAGCTGATTGTGATAGAGTTAGTGAGTATATGGAGTTATGTGAAATGCCAGTTGCGGACAAGTATTATGTTCAGAATGACTGCCAGCACAACCAGTATTTAGCTGCCTTGAACCGTGTTGCTTGCGAGTGGCCACAACCCACTCGTCAAGATATCCGGAGATTGAACTATGTTGTGGACTCGATCGTATCCCGGTTGGGTACCCGTAGCAAGGTCGATTTTACTATTTGGGGCAAGCACTATACCGGTATGAAAAGACAGCGTTATTTGCGCGCCATCGATTCCCTGATTGAACGTCCTCTATGTAGGAAGGATGCTTATATTCAGGCTTTCGTTAAGCTTGAGAAGTTGACGGACCCCTACAAGGATCCGCGTATGATTCAAGCCCGTGGTGCGAGATATAACGTTGAGCTTGGCAATTACTTAAAGTCTTTTGAGCATGATTTGTATCATTTGCAAGGGCTTCGCAATGATCCTTGGTTCCCTAAGGGTCGTATAATTGTGAAAGGTATGAACAACACTGCTAGGGCGTGCTTGCTTGAGCAGCATTGGAACTCATTGAAGAGGCCAGTCCAGTTAGCGCTGGATTGCTCCCGATTTGATGGCCATGTGTCAAGTGAGCTTTTACGTGTCGAGCACCGTTTGTATGAGCGTCTCTTTCATGGGGATCCTCATCTCATGCGAATGCTTGCTTGGCAGCGGCGCAATGTTTGTTTTACCCGTTCTGGACTCCGATATCAAGTGGATGGGCGTCGTATGAGTGGTGACATGAATACGGCTCTCGGAAACTGTATACTAATGATTGTCATGATGGCTAGTGTCATGAAGCAGCTGGGCCTTAAACCCAGTGATTGGAGGATGGCTGATGATGGCGACGACTGCTGTATTATGGTTGAGGAGGACAAGGCCGGATTAGTTTTGGGTGGGATTCGCGAATGCTTTAAGCGTTTGGGTCATGACTTGAAGGTCGAGAGTGTTGCGCGGGAGTTCTCGCAGGTGACGCTCTGCTCAGGTCGCCCAATACGCGTAGGGGGTAAGCGTGTTATGGTTCTGAACCCTTATCGAGCAATTGGTAAGAGTCGTGTTGGAATCAAGACACGTGACCCGAAGTTCTTGCGTGATTACGTCCATACTATGGGTGTCTGTCAACTCGCACTTTACAGTGGTGTGCCTGTCTTGCAAGCACATGCACTCGCCTTAAAGCGGGCGAGTAATAAAATGCTTAGGGAATTACCAGGGTCTTATCTTTATCGATTGGGCTTTATGGAACGTCCTGATTTGGTGAGGGCGACGGTTGTCAGTTTAGAATCCCGCATTGATTTTGCTGCTTCGTTTGGAATATCAGTTGATGATCAAATTATGATTGAGCAATGGTATGCCAGACTTAGTCCGGAGCAATTGCTGGGGTTGGCACCACCCCGAGAGGTGCCACTTTACAATTATGACAAATAATCGTAACAAGGTGCCACAGAATGGCAAATCTGTCGCCCCTCAAATGAACGGAAATAATGGAAACCAGATGAGTAATACCGCGAATGCTAGACGAAACAGGAATAGACGGAACAGAAGGAATCAGAACACTCGTAGTGTCGGAGCTGCGATCGGCACAACGCTAACCAATAGGGGAGCGGTTGTGTCCGGTAGTGGTGACGTCGTTCGAGTGCGTCATAGAGAATTCATCGCTGACTTGACCGCTGTTGGTACAGGGTTTGAGACACGAGTGTTTAAGATCAACCCAGGCGTAGCGACCTCATTCCCGTGGCTAAGTAATTTGGCTGCGCAGTTTGAGAAGTATCGATTTCGCAATCTGAGGTTCTCTTATCATTCTAGTGTTGCAACAACTAGTGCCGGCTCCGTGATGTTGGCGGTTGATATGGATACAATGGACTCAGCTCCAGGTAGTAAGGCTTTGATGATGCAAATGCAGAACGTTGTTCGTGCCAACGTCTGGGAAGGTTGCCAGTCAGCTATACCTGAAAATGCGCCTGAGTTATTTGTCAGGACTGGCTCGGCTCCCTCAGGCTCCGACCCTAAAACCTATGATCTTGGTCAGCTTATAGTTGCCAACTCAGGGGTTGCGGCAGGAGTTTACGGCGAGGTGTGGTTCGAGTATGATGTGGAACTTCACATACCACAGTCCACACAAGCAGCAATCCTATCTCTGACTGCCACGACTGATGACGGAAATTGGCTTGATGGTACAGTAACTGGGTCACTTGTTCCCCAGTCTGTTACAGCCAACCAGCTTGTTATACCTTTGTTCAGTGATAAGACGTATATGTGCACCCTCACATCTGATGACTCTGCTGATGTTATGACTGCCAACCCAGGGGTAGCGGTGTTATATGACGCCGCAGTCTCGGGAACAGGGACAGCTCAGTACATCCGTGTGATTGGGTTTGCTGGATCATCTTTGGTCACTGTCAATTTTAACAATGCTGTCACTCCAGTTCGGAAGTTCTTGATAACACCTGTTGAAAGTTTCTAGTATGTTGCTCATTTGGAATCTGGACTTGTACCGTGCTTGCCTTAATTGGCTGGCTTGATTGGATCCCACGCCAGCAGGTTGTGGTATGTGGACTTAGGATTGCTCGTTTAAAGGTAGAGGTGACACCTACCTACCAGCGATCTGCACCACATTTCTGGACTTGTCGGTTGGTGGAAGAGGGGTGGGAGTAATCTGGAGTAGGGAAACCGAAACGACCACAGCTTAGGACCGCCAATCCGAAGCACCCTATTGGGCGGCGTCTGAAGGGCTGAAATATTGCTTAACTGGATGACGCGCGTCGCTGCACGACTGAACATGGTTGAGGCGGGTGTTGGAGCGAATATCGAAAGACGGGTGCTCCTTCACAATGTAGAACAGCA